TACAAACATGGGCGAGAAAAAAACAACTCCCATTGTAGTAAACGATGTTGAATACACTTTTGAAGATATGACCCCACAGCAGCAGGCTATGGTTAATCACTGTAACGATTTAGACCGCAAGATTAAATCAGCTCAGTTTAACCTTGACCAGCTATCGGTAGGCAAAGACGCATTTGTTAATATGCTTATTGCTGATCTTGAAAAAGCACCAGAAGAAGATTAAATAGGCGTGAAATATGTTATTAGAGATAGCCGCAGCCAACGCAGCGTTTGATGTACTTAAAACGGCATTAAGTAATGGCCGTGATTTGTACGAGTGTGGCAATGTTGCTAAGAAGTACTTTGATAACAAGAGTGTAATAGCCAAACGTGTAGCTTCCAAGGGCAAGAGTGACTTGGACGCTTTCATGGCACTAGAAAAGATTAAAGAGCAAGAAGAGTGGCTGCGGGAGCATATGATATACGCAGGCCGTCCTGATATGTACTCGGATTTCTTAAAGTTTCAAGCAGAGTGTAAGCAAGAGCGCGAGCGTGAAAATAGGATTGCATTGCTTAAAAGGCAGAATATTACAAATATGGTAAAGCAGTTTGTTACTGTTGTGGGCATAGCAATAGCAGTGATACCCGTTTTAATCTATGCAATTATATTTATGGTGAAAAAATAATGTATCAATATAATCACACTAGACCAACTCCTCACCTTCTTTTTGATGTAGCCAAAGGTAATATCTTTAACGAAAAAGCAGTAAACATTTTTGGCATTAACCGAACTGTTGGCATTGCATACGAAACTATCTGGGATGATAGTGGGAACTATGCTTACCCGCCCAGCGCTTTGATTATGAGCGTTGTTTCTACTTCTGCATCTGACACTATGGACGTTCTAGTAGATGGCTTAGATGCTGATTACAACATACTGCAAGAGATTGTTACTTTGACCGGCACTGTAGCCGTGAATACTACAAGCGCATTCTTTAGAATAAACTCATTGGTGATACTTGGTGGCGAGAACGTAGGCGGCATTTCAGCATCCAATGCAACAGTAGTTTATGGTTTTATTGGCCCCTTGTTAGGTGTAAGCCAGTCAAGTGTTTACACTGTTCCAGCAGGGCATTCATTCTATTTATTTAGAATAGATGTAAACTCTGCAACTACTAACGGAAATAAGTTTCTTTACATTAGGAATGTAGTTACCACTAACGGCAGGACTATTCGAGCCAGTGAAGCTACGTTTGCAGTCTCTCAGGTAAGCTATGACAGGCAGGTTCCGTTTAAGATAGTAGAAAAAAGCGATTTCTCATTTGAGGCTAAGTCAAGTTCTAGCACCAACGAAATCGCTATTTTTCTGGAAGGTGTTTTGGTTAAAGACATTTGATGTATAATCATTAAAAATTAGCTTAGGAAATATAATGGTCGAATCAGGTAAGGAAATAATTGACGTAGCCGCTGGCTCTACTGCGGTTCTGGCTTTGGCTGCATGGCTGCCGCCAGTGTCCAGTTTACTGGCCATACTCTGGTTTGCCATTAGAATATGGGAATCTGACACTGCTAAAGAGATAACTGGTAGAGATGTTAAGTAATCTCATAGGTCCAGCCACTAAGCTGCTGGATAAGTTTATTCCTGATGCTGATACAAAACAGAAGATCGCGCACGAGCTGGCTACAATGTCAGAGAACCACGCGCAAGAAATCGCGCTTGCTCAGATAAAGCTGAATACAGAGGATGCCAAGGGAAACTGGTTTCAGTCAGGATGGCGACCTGCTACCGGCTGGGTATGCGTTGCAGGGTTTGGAGTTAACTTTCTAATATCACCTTTGTTAGCTGGCTTTAATATAGATATACCGCAAGCCGACACATCTACTATGCTACCAGTTTTGATGGGACTCCTTGGACTTGGCAGCCTTAGAACTGTTGAGCGACTAAAGGACAAAAAGTAATGGCTAAGAAACCTAAAGAAAAAACCTACTTCAAGGCTAAAGAACTGACCTGCAAATGCGGTTGTAATACTATCGAATTTGATCTCGGCTTTCTGGCTACCCTGAATGCTATACGTGAAGAATGCGGTTTTAGCTTTCCCATTTCATCCGCTTATAGATGTCCTTTGCACCCAATAGAAGCTCGTAAAGAGCGCGTAGGAGCGCACGCATATGGAAAGGCGGTAGATATATTGTGCTCCGGTGAAAACGCCTTAGAAGTGATTAGAGTGGCTCAGGCGCATGGCATTAAAAGAATTGGCGTTCAGCAGAAAGGTGGCGGCAGGTTTATCCACCTTGATGCCTGTACAGAAGAAGAAGGTTTCCCCCCAGCTATCTGGTCTTACTAAATTACCCGACAAGACTAAAGCCCCTTTCGAGGGGTTTTTTTTCGCCTATCGTAAATTAAATGTATCAGAAGGCTTTACATTGTAAAGAGAAACAGGCATAGTATCGCTTCATTCAACGAAACGGGATTTACGCCATGAACATTATTGAATCATTAACTAATAGAATTGAGCATTGTCGCAAAGAAAACAAAAGCCCTTGCAAAAGCTATGCTACTAAAGAAGCGGCAGAAAAAGCGGCGGCTAAGGTTGCTAAGATGGTTGGTGAGCATCACATGATTAATCAATCTGCAAATTATATTGTATTTTTTAATGAAGCATGGGGTAGATGGAATGTTGCAATAGATTTAACTGGTGTTATTAATAATCCTAAAGCTTCTAATGGCTATATTGGTTTAGCATCGTCAATGGGCTTTTATACTTTTTAATATAAACGCCCCTTCGGGGGCATCTGCTATAGGGGGCAATATGGGAATTAAATATTTATATCATTACGCGTTAGGCAAGTTTGATTGCGCTATTGGCAATGAAGCATTAGAAGGGCAAAGCGAAGCCTACTATCAAGGCTATAACGAACAATACCAAAACGAACAAAACCAAGGGGCAGAAGAATGAAATCATCAGAATTAATTAACGAGCTGGCAGCAGCTCTATGTAAGGCGCAAGGCGAGATGGGCGGGGCTGTTAAAGAGTCATCCAACCCGTTCTTTAAATCAAGCTACGCAGACCTAACTTCAGTTATCAAAGCAATCAAGGAGCCGTTTGCTAATAACGGCCTAAGCTATACGCAGTTTCCAACTAACTTTGGTGATCGAATTGGCGTAGTAACTATGCTAATGCACACTTCTGGACAGTTCCTTCAAATGGAATACACCTTACCAACTGTTAAGCAAGACCCACAGGCCGCTGGCTCTGCCATAACTTACGCAAGACGGTACGCTTTACAGTCTATCGCAGGCATTCCAACTGCTGACGATGACGCAGAATCTGCAATGCTTAGAGGCGATAACAAAAAGCCTTTAACCGATGATCAGTCTGCACACATCAAACAATTACTTGAAGAAACTAAAACTGATGTTGCCAAGTTCTGCAAGTGGTTAAAGGTTAGCTCGGTAGATAATGTCTTAACTATTCACTACGACCGCGCAGTTGCGGCGCTAGAGGCCAAGAAATGATTATCTTAGACCATGAGCAGGGCTCTGAAGAATGGCTTGCTGCAAGACTTGGCAAACCATCTGCCAGTATGTTTTCCAAGCTAATTACACAAACTGGCAAGCCTAGCGCCTCTGCTGATGGGTACATTAATGAATTGATTGCGGAACGCATTACAGGGCAATCTGAGCCTTTTCACGTTACCGAGTGGATGGAACGAGGCACTGCACTTGAGCCTGAAGCTAGGGAAGCATATGAATTCATTTCCGCAAATAATGTAATTGAAACTGGCTTTATTCTTGATGCTAGCTTCGAGTTTGGTTGTTCACCTGATGGGTTGATAGGTGATCAAGGTGGGCTAGAGATTAAATGTCCCGCGCCAAAAACAATGGTTAGCTACCTTAGGGACTCTCAGGTAGGAGTGAAGAAATACTGGCAGCAAATTCAAGGTTGTATGTGGATTGCTGGCCGTGATTGGTGGGACTTCTTTGCCTACCATCCAGAAATGCCTCATGTTTTAGTGAGAGTAGAACGCGATGAAGAATATATCGCAAAATTATCCGTCGAGGTCGAAAAGGCTGTAGCGGAAATATCAAACCAAGTGGAGAAGTTAAAATGAAAGTAGGAATATCTGTAAGAATTGATGTAACCAAGATCGACAAGTCACGATTATATAAAGGTGCAAAAGGTACTTATCTTGACCTGACTACCTTTGTTGACACTGAGCAACAAGATCAGTATGAAAATAACGGCTTTATCAGTCAGAGCTTAACAAAGGAAGAGCGCGAGGCAAAAGCTCAAACGCCTATTCTTGGTAATGTTAAGGTGTTTTACACTGATGGCGCTGCACCGCAGGCTAAAGCTCAGGCAGCTGATATGTCAATTGAAGAAATGGATGAAGATATACCGTTCTAGGGTAAAAAAGCCCCCTACGGCACAAATGCTTTCGGGGGCAAACCATAGGAGAAAACAAGGCAGGGGAACCTTGCCTAACTAGGATAACATAGGTAGTAGATATGACAAATGCAGGAAAGTGTTTAAGAGTGGCTCAGGAGCTTAACAGCATTAACAGCAGTAAGGTTGCAGAGCTAATGGGGGTAAGCCGTCAGCGAGTGTTTCAGTGGCGTAAACAAGAGAATATGAAGCTACACACTGTTCAGGGCTTGTGTGAGATATTCGATTTAGCGATTGATCAGTTTTGTTTACTGGGTGATAGATAGTAAAAAACCCCCTGTTTTACGAGGGGGCTTTACTTTTCACTCGGATGGAGTGATACTTATTGTGCGAAGAATAAGAAAGGTAAGTATAGCTGTAGGTTCCTATAGCGTCCACACCAACTCCTTTCTTATATTGCAAACAATGTTTGGGCTTTAGGCTGGCGGTTCCTTAAATTAAACGTCAGATACAGGGTTGACCCTCCCTACAGAGCCTCACAGTTGAATCGGTTTTTACCTGTGAATAGTTTGGATATACGATACAAACATTTTTTTAACCGCTAAGTCGCTTTTGCCCTTAGTTCTTAAATTTTACTTTTCGAAGTAAAAGGGTTTATAACATCTTGAATAAA